TAACCTCGAATATTTGGGACCCCCTTTCAAAGATTATCTCAGACGCCAGGTGGAAGAGGCAAAAGCCATGCCAGCACAGGAAAACATTGTTAAACGCCTAAACTTCTGCTGCTGGACAGAAAGTATAACGCGGTGGATTACCTCAGACAAATGGAATGTGTGTGCATTTCACGTGGAACCAGAGGATTTAAAGGGCCGTGCCTGCTATGGAGGCCTCGACCTTTCAACCAATAGCGACCTGACGGCCTGGGTTTTGGTATTCCCTCCAGAGGAAGAGGATGGAAAGTATGAAGTCCTTTGTCGGTTCTTTCTGCCGGAAGACAATATGCGCGAGCGGGTCCACCGCGATAAAGTTCCTTATGATATTTGGGCTAAACAAGGATTTATCACCCTCACGCCCGGGGATTTGATCGATTACGCCTTTATTCTGGCACAGATCAAGCAGGACTCGATTGATTTCGATATTGCAGAGTTGGCTTTTGACCGCTGGGGATCCCAGAAGATCACAACCGACTTACAGGATATTGGGTTTGAAATTGAGGGCAAAAAGAGCCTGATTCAGTTCGGCCAGGGGTATGCTTCCATGAACGCCCCGGTAAAAGAGGTCGAAAAGATGGTCATTGGGAAAGAACTGGCCCATGGTGGGAACCCGGTTTTAACTTGGATGGTGTCAAATGTGGCGATAAAAATGGACCCGGCAGGCAATCAAAAGCTCGATAAAGAGAAATCCACCGAGCGGATAGACGGGGCAGTCGCTCTTGTGATGGCCATCGGTCGTGCCATGCTTAAAGGTGGACCGGTGAAATCAGCGTATGAAAACGGAGCGGATATCATGACATTTTAAAAGGAGAATAATGAGCTATTCAACCCCTAAAGATATAAAGAAGATGATTGAATTGGCGTTATCTGACGAAAAATATCATATTTCGATTACGGTATATTGTGGAGATGAAATGATATGTGATTGTTTTAGGCAAGGGATTGAAACTGAAGATGTTATCAACTTACTCAAAGGAGAATAACATGAGAAGCACAACAAAAATTGAACTTGAAAAGATGAAATTTTTTGTGATTACCTATCTAACTGATGAATTATGGGAAGAATGTATTGCTCTTAATGAGCCTGCCATCAATACAATGATGGACGAGTTTAAAGATGGAATTATTGCCAGATTGACTTGTCAGTTTTTAACCCATTCTGAAGGGGAATATGAATTTGATTGGTATAAATCATGGTGGCAGGAATTGAGAACAAAGATATTGCCCGGATGGTGGCTGCGGAGATACCCAAGTCTTCGGGAAGTGAAGAAGAAAGTTAAGGCAGTTTCAGTATATCCATCTTTGAAACTCAATGATTTTGAACATAAGGCGCGTATGAATTTTATGTAGGGGAAATAAAGGAGAATAACATGGCTAAAGAAGTTTTGGTAATACCAGAAGAAAGACTACCAGACGTTGTAGCTGTGATCCGCGCTGGTTTGGAATATGTTGATGATTGTTATGGTGATATACCGGTAATCTCAGATGAAACGCGAGAATATCTTACCAAATGGTGTGATGAAGAAACCAAATATTTAAAAGGAGAATAACATGGCAAGAAAAAAAGGAAGTCGAAACAAAGTCAAAGAGGTAGAGCCGCAGGTTGAACCCATAACACAACCAGAGGAACAGCCTGAAATTATCGTTACGCCAGAAGAAAAGCCGGAAATCAAGGACGATGCCGGCCCTGTAGAACCGGAATATGTCTCTACTGACGAAGCGGCCCGGATATTGAGGGTAAATGAGGCATATGCTCGGCTATGGTTTAACCATGGCCATTTGACGGGTATAGATGAATTAGGTTTTATTAGGATATCCAGACAATCGTTATTTAGCGATAAGATCCGCAAATTACTTGGCGAATCTAAGAGGTAAGGCATGTCAACTAAAATTAACGATGATCCAATGTTGCCTAATAAACCTCTTTTCCGGCCTGATGAAGTAGCAGACTATTTTGGGTATGGGATATCCACAATTTACACATGGATTCAACACGGCATTCTAAAGGCAGAAAAATACAAAGGGACTTACAGGATTTCAAGAGAGGCGATCCTAACTTGCCGCTTTAGAAGCCAGCTCGATCCGTTGGCATAATCGGAACTTAAAATTGCGATAAATCGAACGATTTTGTCTGATCTGTCCAGTTCTTCCTATTTCCTCGTTTTACAAATCCAATTTTTCCCTTCTATAATATTACCATAATTCCAATTTTATCTAATTATTCCACTTTAATCTTAGGAATAGGATCATGAAGTGAGTATCTATTCAAGGATCAAGCGCATTTGGGCCGCTACCTGGGGACCTGAAGATGACCGCTGGTATTTTCCCGGCGGTTCTTTCTATGGTGGCCGGACTCCGACGCAGGCCGGGGTCTCCGTTGATTCTAATACCGCCATGCAGTTGATGACCGTCCACAACTGCGTAAAGGTCCTGTCTCAATCTATTGCTCAATTACCCTTACATCTTATGGCCCAGAACGGGGACATGAAGGAAAAGGCAACTGAGCATTATCTCTATCGGCTTCTGCACGACCAACCAAACTCATGGATGACCGCCTCGGAGTTTTGGGGTATGGCCGTTGCTCATATCTCGTTAAGGGGTAATTTCTACGCCTATAAAATGGGGATCCCAGGCCGCCCCATTATCGAGTTAATACCAATCAAGGCAGATGCCGTGCAGGAAGTTATTCAGGAAACGGATTACAGCCTTTCGTATAAAATTTTAGTCCCGACTCAAAAATCATCGTCGGCTTATGGCGAAGGCGCTCCATCAGGCGGAGAATTCAAGATAATCCCCGGCAATAAAATTATGCACCTCCGGGGGTTGGTATTGAACGGCTTCACAGGTATAAATCCAATCCAATATGCCAGAGAATCTATCGGCCAGGGGATGGCAAGCGAACGGTTTGTTTCAAGATTCTTTGGTAAAGGGATGCATCCAGGCGCGGTATTCAAACACCCTCTCTCCCTCTCCGCTCCCGCCCACAAAAATCTAAAAGAGAATCTAAAAAAGAAATATGAAGGACTTGGAAACTCATGGGAGTTCATGTTGATCGATGAGGCCATGGAGGTGGAATTTCCAGATATTAAGCTCGTAGATGCTCAATTCCTGGAAATTGGGAAATTTAATCAATCCGAGATTTGCGGCATGTTCCGGGTTCCGCTTATGCTGGTTCAATCAGGCGATAAAGCGCCGACTTACGCCAGCGCCGAACAATTCATGTTAGCCTTTGTCACCCATGCCCTGACGCCGATAGTGGTCAATATCGAGCAGGCAATAAAGCGGGATCTACTCACAGAGTCAGAGAAGAAACAATATTATTCAAAATTCGAGATGCGTGGGCTTTTACGGGGGGCTTTCAAGGAACAAACAAATGGACTGAAAACACTTGTAAATACAGAAATTATTAATCCGAACGAGGCACGAGCCGTCCTGGACATGAACCCATATTCGGGCGGTGAAGTGTACCGCAGTCGGACGAGTACAACCAAGGAAACAAAAACCGATTCCAAAGAATCGGATTTAGAAGGAGGAGATCAATGAAACTATCCTATAGGTCAATAAAGAATGCCGAAGCAACTGCTCGATATTGGAATAAATCTCTTGATAAAGCGGACTGGTATGAGATCGAGGCCCTATCTGATGATGAGGCCGAAATCCTGATTTATGACGTGATCGGATGGCCTTTTAATGATGCCGCTGAATTGGTGAGGGCCCTGGCAGAAATGAAACATAAAACTATCACCGTCAGGATTAATTCACCAGGCGGGGATGTTTTCGATAGTGTGGCGATTTTCAATGCCTTGCAATCCCATAATTCGAAGATTGTCACCCGGATTGAATCACTCGCAGCCTCCTCCGCTTCTTTTATCGCTTTGGCCGGTAAGGAAGTGCAAGCCTATAAAAACGCCGTAATGATGATTCATGACCCGTGGGTTTTAGCGATCGGGAATCAATATGACCTCCGGGAGATTGCGGACGTCCTGGAAAAGATCAGCGGCAACATGGTGGATATTTATACCAGCGAATCGAATGTAGGGAAAAAGGAAGTTAAGGAAATGCTGAAGGCGGAAACCTGGATGACGGCTAAAGAAGCCAAGGAAAAAGGTTTTATCGACACGATTGTTGACGGCAAGGCGGTCAAGGCACAGTTCGACCTTTCCATATTCGCCAATGCACCGGATGATATTTTATCAGTACAGGATTCAGGAAGAGAATTAACAAGGAAAGAAACGGAACGCGCCTTGCGAAACGCGGGCGCGAGCCGTGACTATGCGCGGGCCATGGCTGCGAAAGGCGCTGGGGCAAGCGATATTGATGTTGAAATGATTGAGGATCTTTTGAAACTTAAAATGTTGATAGGAGGTAATTGAAATGAGTGATGAAATAAAAAAGTTGATTGGTGAGTTAAATAAAGCCTTTGAAGAGTTTAAGGCGACTAATGACGAACGAATCAAAGCAATCGAGGAAAAAGGACACGAGGACCCGATTATTGAGGCGAAGATGGCAAGGATCGCCGAGGACTTAGCCGGAATGGAAGCCATGAAGGCCCAGCTTGAAGCTATTGAAAAGGCCGTGGCGAAAATAGATGCCCCTGACGGGGGTGGTCTAAAGGACAAACCGGTTTATGCGTCGCTGGGTGAGCAGCTTGTCGATGTTGTAACCATGGCTCACCCGGACAAATCACGCGCCGAATATCAGGCCGCTGCTCAAAGGCTGATGAAAGTCCGGGCGGCTACCGGGGCGAGCGAAGGTGTACCAAGTGACGGCGGGTTCCTTGTGGAGAAGGATTATGCTGGGGTGCTGGACCAGGGCGCGATTGCTACCGGGATTCTTTCTTCTCGGTGTTTTAAAGTGCCGATTTCCGGCAATGCCAACGGGATGAAGGTAAATCTTATGAATGAGACCAGCCGGGCCACAGGGTCGCGCTATGGTGGAATCCAGACCTATTGGGCGGCAGAGGCGGCCACGGTAACAGCTAAAAAGCCGACTTTCAGGCAGCTTGAATTGAACCTGCATAAGATTTTCGGTCTGTTCTATGCAACCGAGGAGCTTCTCCGGGATGCCTCTGCAATGACTGCAATGGTCAATAAGTGGTTCCCGATGGAAATCGGATTCAAGATCGACGATGCGATAATCCGGGGGACCGGCGCGGGGCAGCCGCTGGGGATTCTCAATGCCGGGTGTCTTGTGAGCGTGGCGAAGGAAACCGGTCAGACGGCCGCGACTTTCATGTTTCAGAATCTGGTTAAAATGGAATCCAGGTTATTGGATTCAAGCGATTCTAACGCAATATATTTGTATAATCGCGATATGTTACCGCAGCTTTTAACCATGTCCATCGCAGTCGGCACGGGTGGGGTTCCTGTTTATCTGCCTGCCAATGGCGCAGCGGATCGGCCTTTCTCGACGCTTATGGGAAGACCTTTGATTTCTATTGAGCAGGCCGAGACCTTGGGAACAGTCGGCGATATCATGCTTGTCGATCTCAATGAGTATATGCTGATCGACAAAGGCGGGATTCAGGCCGCTTCAAGCATACACGTGATGTTCTTGTATGATGAGATGACGTTTCGTTGGACATATCGTATCGATGGGCAGCCCATAAGAAATGCAGCCTTGACGCCGTATAAAGGAACCTCAAACACGAGGAGCCCTTTCATTGTTACGGCAACCCGAGCATAACATAAAATAACCGGGGAGAAATCCCCGGATAAACGAGGAGGTTTTTATCATGAGCGCAAAAGGATTTGTTTTAGCACAAGAGGGGCACCTGGTTCAGTTGTTTGAACCTCTGGACCATACAGCCGGAGGAAGTAGCCTGGTTTTTCGCATGAAAAATTATAACCATGCGTCGATTGTCATCAGTTATGGCACTTCACCGCGAGCAGCAGGGGTTGTTTGGATAGAGTCCTGCGATGACATGACACCTACGACCCATACGGAGATCGCTTTCACCGCTTACAAGTGTATTTTGGATTTTGAGGGAGCGCTTGGGGATGTTATGGGAGCTGCTGTTGCATGTACGGCGGCAGTGGGGCTTGTTCCGACGGTCGTTGCCAATACCATGTATATCATCGAATTAGACGCTGAACAGTTGTCCGAGGGTCACATTGGATTCAGAGTTCGGATGACAGCTCCATCTGCGGCATCGGTTTTGTCCGTTATCGCCATTCTCAGTGGGGCAAGGCAGAAATTGCCGCAAAGCGGCACGGTGATCGCATAACAGTAAACCCTTTAACCGGGCGGCCTGAAACATGGCCGTCCAATCATAAGGAGGGCTCCAAATGCCTTTGAAATATGATCAAATTGCAGAGGTTGAAGCGATAGCCCTGCGAATCGTTAAACAGGAAATCGCAAAAGACCTGTTATTTAAGGTTGAGGCTTTTACGGAGGAAATCGAAAAGGCCTCAGTAAAACTCAATGCAAAAAAACCAGAATCATCG